TTTGGGAAAGCCAATGCTGCATCTCATGCCGCGGCGATTACTGGAGATCTTAGTAAACGAAATTATGAAGGTGATGTGTTCGGAGGCTACGAGGACTTTATGAGTAATGTTGAAGCTGCCTTAAATGGCGACGACAACACGTTTACAGTGTCTCAGCTGTGTGTTGATTGGTTTAACCCAAAGTCGATAGCCCCGATTTGGAGTGGCATTGGTGTCACCACCAAAACCCCTTGTGAAGAACCTCGCGCGTTGAAAGATGTGCAGTTCCTCTCTCAAGGTTTCCGTGAAGAAAACGGTCTCTGGTTACCTGTTCCAGATACAGATCGTGTTTTGTGTTCCCTCAAATGGGGTTCGAGTGTTGACGATATTCGTTGGCACTTGATGAGAGCGTACGCGCTGCGAATTGACTCTTGGGCAAACCTTGAGTGTCGCTCCTTCATTCAACGTTATGTTGAGTGGGTCTGGAATAATCCAGAGTACAAAGAGCAGTTGCATGGTGAAATCAATGGATTAACCATGTCTGAAATCGACGGTATTTACCGTTCTGATGATTGGTGTTGGGCATTGTATGCCGGACTTGAAAATGCGAAGGGCTCTCGCTTCCTGGTAAGCTCTGCAGAATCCCTTTTAAAAAGTCTTCGATATCATTTTGAATCTTCAACATCAAACTCTCTTCCTTCTTCTACTTCCTTCTATCTCTCGTTAGATTCTTGTCTTCATGGCAGGTCCAAAAGGTCCAGCCCAAAAGAAAGCTGCCAAAAAGGCAGCCAAAATGAAGAAAAAGGGTCCGAAACCCAAAAACAACGGCCGCAAGAACAATAGCGGTCCCATGAAGGCGCCGCCACGCAATGTGGCTAGCGCTGTCACGGATGGTGTCAACGTGGGTATGGTTTGGCGAAATTCCAATCAAGTGAGAGATCACTTTCAGCGACGCTTTGAAAAGGTCACTGACATTGCCCCTGGCAGCACTGCTTTTGCAATCATCCAGTCTTTCTTTTTGAATCCTGGTAATAGCGTGTTGTTTCCAGTTTTCTCCCAGATTGCCAGTACTTATGAGGAGTACATCTGTCATTTGCTCAGATTTTGGTATCGTGGTGAGGAATATATGGCCTCTGGCACAAACGTTTCTGCGGGAATCGTTGCCATGGTTACGAATATGGATCCTGACGATTCGCAATTTACGAACGTCACTCAGTTGGAGAACTACGAAGGATCAGTTTCTGGTCCACCCTTCGCGGGGCATTTCGTACACGATGTGGCTGTTGCTCACAAGTCTCGTGGCAGAAACCGATCAAAAGGTGATGCTTTGAGTCTGAATCAATATTTCGTGTTTAGTTCTGCAAACGTTGCGGCCCCCACCGGCCAACAAGCCAAGTTTTTCGACATAGGTCAGTTTCAGCTAGCCGTAAATGGCTGTCAAGCTGCGACGCCCGCTGGCGAGCTCTGGGTTGAACATGAGTGGACGCTGATCAGGCGCAAACAAGAAACGCCAATTGGTCAGCAAACACTGTACGCGCATGTCGCTGAGTCTCCGGCTTCTACAGCCGCTGCAGCTGGATCTGCCTTCCTGGGTACAGGAGGTGGAACACTCAGATCAGGGTCAACAATCCCTGTTGTGACTACCGCTTCGACATTGTCTTTACCGATAGCAGGCACATTTGTAATGGGCGCTGTCTTTTCTGGTTCAGCCACTGTGGTTCCTACTTTCTCTCCAGGAGCAAATATTACTAGCCCGCATCTCATAAGTGCGTCTACGCTAGGAACTTTGTCTGCTGTGAGTAGTGGAAATACAGTGACGGTGTCAGTGTTTACCGTTGCTGCAAACGGGACGGGAGCTGCCAATCTGCTTACAATTAGTGGGTTGACAAATCTTGCGGCTGCTACGGCAGACATCTTCATTGCTCAAATCAGTGGAGGTGCAACGCTCTCGTCAAAGTCAGGGAAAGATGTCGTTGGTGACACCCTGCAAGCGCTTATGGAGCGCTTA